TTCGTACATTTTTAACGGACTTGTTTCAGGGTCTATATTTGGTGGTGTATCTGGGAATAAGATTACTGCCATTGCTGGCGAGTCTAGCACTGGAAAAACTTTTTTCAGTCTCGCCGTTGTCAAAAACTTCCTGGATTCTAATCCTGATGGGTATTGCTTATATTTTGATACTGAAGCCGCTGTTAACAAATCTCTTCTCGCAGATCGTGGTATTGACTTGAATCGACTTGTGGTGGTCAACGTCGTGACCATTGAAGACTTCCGTGGCAAAGCCTTGAAAGCGGTTGATCTATACTTAAAAAAACCTGAAGAAGAACGCGCTCCCTGCATGTTTGTGTTAGACTCTCTTGGTATGCTTTCCACTGAGAAGGAAATCACCGACGCACTCAACGACAAACAAGTCCGCGACATGACCAAATCTCAACTGGTCAAAGGTGCGTTTCGTATGATTACCCTTAAATTGGGTCAAGCAAACATCCCCATGATTGTTACTAACCACACTTACGATGTCATTGGAGCTTATGTCCCTACTAAAGAAATGGGTGGAGGTTCTGGACTCAAGTACGCCGCCTCTACTATCATCCACTTGTCTAAGAAAAAAGAAAAGGATGGAACTGAGATCGTTGGAAATCTTATCAAGGCAAAGACTGCTAAGTCGCGTTTAAGTAAGGAGAACAAAGATGTTACGGTGCGTCTGTATTACGATGAGCGTGGTCTTGATCGATATTATGGTCTTCTTGAACTGGGTGAATTGGGAGGTCTCTGGAAAAATGTTGCAGGTCGTTATGAGATAGGCGGTAAAAAAGTCTATGCAAAGGCGATCCTTAAGGATCCCGAACAATACTTTACTCCCGAAGTTATGGAGAAACTTGATGAAATTGCAAAACAAGAGTTTCGTTACGGGTGATTTTATCAAACTATACGAGAATGCCTTGGGTGAAAAAGAGTGTGACACTCTAATTGAATTTTTTGAACAGAGCCATGCAAAGGAGATAGTAAAGAATGGTGGTACTCCAAACTTCACTCAACTGAATATTAATAAGAGTAATCCACAACTTATTCCACAGTTGTCTAGGATTGTTCAATCTTCTCTATCTCTTTACAAAAAAGAACTACCCGAGTACACTAAGTGGTATCCTCCTAGACTTTTCTTAGAGGAGTTTCGCGTTAAAAAATATCATGCCAGAACTAAAGATAGGTTCGATCCTCATGTTGATGTGCAGGATCATGCCTCGGCAAGAAGGTATCTTGCATTCCTCTTCTATTTAAATGAAGACTTTACTGGTGGGGAGACAGAATTTCCTCATCATAACAGAAAGATTATACCGAAGACTGGTTCGGTGATTGTCTTTCCTCCAACCTGGCAATATCCTCATGCAGGATTAAAAGTCAAGAAGGGGGTTAAGTATATAATGTCAACCTATTGTCACTACTATTGATGAACGAAAGAATAGAAACCACAATTCTTAAAAGTCTTGCTTATAATGAGGAGTATTCTAGGAAGGTTTTGCCTTTTATTAGATCGGAGTATTTTACTGACTATACTGAGAAAGTAGTTTTTGAGGAGATCTGTAAGTTTATTTTCAAATATAACAAACTTCCTACTCAAGAAGTTCTACGTGTGGAAGTTGATGGTCGTTCTGACCTCAATGAAAATTCTTACAAAGAGGTTACGAACTACGTAGATAACTTAGAACCAGCTATACTTGATTTTACTTGGTTGAGTGACATTACTGAGAAGTGGTGTAGGGATAAAGCAATCTATCTTGCTCTGATGGAGTCTATCTCTATTGTGGATGGTAATGATGACAAGAAAACCAAGGATGCAATTCCTTCAATCTTATCTGATGCGCTTGCGGTTGGTTTTGATACCAATGTAGGTCACGACTATCTTCGGGACTATGAAGAACGTTATGATTTCTACCATCAGACTGAAGAGAAAATTCCTTTTGATTTGCAATTCTTTAATAAGATTACAAAGGGTGGTCTTTGTAATAAGTCCCTAAACATTGCCCTTGCAGGCACTGGTGTGGGTAAGTCTTTGTTTATGTGTCACGTTGCGTCCTCTTGTTTGTTGCAGAACAAAAATGTTCTGTATATTACGATGGAAATGGCTGAAGAAAAAATTGCAGAACGTATTGATGCAAATCTTTTGAATGTGAATATTCAGGAGATTGCAAATTTACCTAAGTCAATGTTTGAAAACAAAGTTAATAACTTAAGTAAAAAAACTCAAGGTTCTCTTATAATTAAAGAATATCCTACAGCGAGTGCCCACAGTGGACATTTCAAGGCACTTCTTAATGAACTTGCACTTAAGCAGTCATTTAGACCTGATATTATTTTCATTGATTACCTTAATATATGTGCTTCCTCGCGATATCGCGCTGGTAGCAATGTCAATTCATATACAACTATTAAGTCTATTGCAGAGGAACTTAGAGGATTGGCTGTTGAAGCAAACGTCCCTATCGTATCTGCCACGCAGACCACTCGTTCTGGTTATGGTAGCTCTGATGTGGAGCTTACTGATACAAGTGAGTCCTTTGGGTTGCCTGCTACTGCTGATCTTATGTTTGCCCTTATTAGCACTGAGGAACTTGAATCCCTTGGACAGATAATGGTGAAACAACTAAAGAATAGATATAATGATCCGACTATGAATAAAAGATTTGTAGTTGGTATCGACCGTGCTAAGATGCGTTTGTACGATTGTGAGCAATCTGCACAGGATGATATACTTGACTCTGGACAAGATGACGAGTATTCTGGTCGAGAGAAAACTTCTGGTGCTAGAAAATCATTTGAAGGATTTAAATTTTAATTATCTTTGAATCAAAAACTTGACTATTTGACCAATTACTATTATACTAAACAAAAATGAATCAAATTATGACCAAATCTGTTGATTTTCAAAAGTATTCCGAGTTCGTAAACGCAGTTACTTCTGATGCTTCTACTGATTTTCTTGCTCTATCTGACCGTCTTGTTGAACTTGACGAGAAGGGAGCAAACATTGAAAGACTACTGACCTCTGGTGTTGGTATCAATGCTGAAGGTGGAGAGTTCCTTGAGATCATTAAGAAAATGATTTTCCAAGGTAAACCTTTTAACGCGGACAATAAAGAACATATGATCATTGAACTTGGTGATCTGATGTGGTATGTTACTCAAGCATGTATGGCACTTGAAGTATCTCTGGATGAAGTAGTTGCACGTAATGTGTCTAAACTTGAGAAACGTTATCCTGGTGGTTCCTTTGATGTGTATTATTCTGAAAATCGTGCTGAGGATGACCTATGAAAGACTTTAAAGTTCCGTTTGCCATCGTATCATTTCTGTTAGTTCAGGGAGCAGGTGCAGTATGGTGGGCATCTCAAGTTGACGGAAGAGTCCGAACTCTTGAATCGCAAAGTTTGAATATCGCCAGAGAAAACCGTAGGTACATTGAACAAGTAATTCAACCATCCTACGGAATCAGTAGTTCTTGGAAAAATCAATACCACGATGAATGGGTGCTAAAAGGAGGATGGAAATAAATACCCCCGTAAGGGGGATTTTTTATGGCAAAGTTAAACGAGGGAGACGTGATGGAGGGTATCTTTGCCATTGCTCTCGGAGAATTATTTGCCTACGGAACTATTTCAAAAACTCGTTTGAATAATGTAAGGAGAAGAGTAGACTCAAGTTTATTCCGAACTGGTAGATATAAAACTCAAATAAGAAAATTTATAGATGGTAGACCTGATGATAATATAGAGGTCAACCTTGAGATGAGGATGAAGTATGAATCTACAAAAATGGCGTTTGGAGAGGCGTATTCTTTGTTATATGAAAAGAGTGGTGATGTTGGAAATCTCGATAGAAAAATAGATCAATTAATAAAATACACGAACACAAACTATCGCAAGATGGTTCAAAATACGAAGAACAAATATCTTTTAAATAATGAATCTGATAATGTTGTAATTACAATTATTGCAGATGGTATTGCTGGCGAATCTTCTGGTGGGTTGGTTAAAGGAGACCTGGAGGTTATGGTAGATATCAATGGTCAGTCGGCAATGAACCAAAATTTAAATTTCTCATTAAAGTCTGGTAGTAAGACTCTTGCCAACCTCAGTCCTTTCAATGGTATGATGGATATTCTTGGGAGGTTTGGAGCTCAGGTATCAGATCCAGAAATGTATTCTTCTACTCTTGGGGGAACTCTCGCACAAGCGAGAACTCCCGCAGAGAAAAAGATGAAAGTTGATCTTATTAAAAAACTCTATAAGGAAGTATTGATCAATTTAAAAAGTAAACAGGGAGGTCCTGCGTTCAAACAACAAGCATTTCAACTTTTTAGAGATGTAACTTTTGGCGATGATCTTGCAGACGTTGTTGATATTGATAAAACAAAGATTAAAGAAATGACAGTTGATTACATCAATGAATTGGAAACAAAGGTCACAAACTTTTTGGTAGAAGAAAATAAATCTGGAAATTTGATATTTAAAATTATGCCTCAAAATAAAGCATTATTTCAATTAAGGTTTAAAAATAGATCCTCAACATTGAATGGTGAATTTCAGATCAAAGAACTGAAATTTTATATTGAGGCTGGCCCTGCTGCCTACATTCCTAAATAACTACAGGTCACGATCCCCTGACTTCAATTAGTAATGAAATCATTTTCCCAATTTCTTAAAGAAGCCGTAGAAACTTCTGCGTCTGCTCAAGCGAAGAGACTTGGGTTGGAGGGCGATGGTCATGGAGACTGGTATGACAGAGATGGAACTCTTGTCGCTAAAACTGTTAGTGGTAAACTAAAGTTCTTTGGAAAAGGTAAAAAATCAAAAGATGAAAAGTCTGATGTAGAGACTCAAAAACCTACGACATCCAAACCAGATGCTAAGAAATCAGTATCCACCACCAAGACTGAACCGAAAAAAGTATCTCCAGAAAAATCTGGAGATACAGAGGAATCGCAAGAAAAATCCGAGTCTAATGGTGTCGTTATTGTTTTTGGTAGGTTCAATCCTCCGACAATCGGACACGAAAAGTTACTCAATAAAGCTGCACAAGAAGCGGAAAAAAACGGATACGAACTGAGAATCTATCCATCGAGAAGTCAAGATAAGAAAAAAAATCCTCTAGACGCAACTGCTAAGATTGATTACATGCGTCAAATGTTCCCTAAGTATGCAGAAAACATTGTTGATGATCCAAACTCCAAGACTATTTTTAATGTAATGATTGGAGCAAATGAAGAAGGTCATAAGAACATGAAGATCATGGTTGGTGCTGATCGTCTCGGAGAGTTTCAAGGTTTAAGTCACAAGTATAATGGAGATCTTTATAACTACGATAATCTAGAAGTAGTTTCTGCAGGAGATAGGGATCCTGATGCAGAGGGTGCAGAAGGCATGTCAGCGTCAAAACTTAGACTTGCCGCAAGTGAAGGAGACTTCAAATCCTTTGCTAAGGGTGTTCCAAATACATTGACAAACCAGAAAAAAATAGAACTCTATAACACCCTTCGTAAGAGTATGGGTATAAATGAAACTTGGGAGATCGCTCCAAAGTTTGATGAGGAAACTTTGAGAAATCACTATATTAAAGAAAACATTTATTCTATTGGCACTATTGTAGAAAATATAAACACTGGATTGATGGGGAAAGTTCTTAGAAGAGGAACAAATTACGTCATTGCAGTCACTGAAGGCGATGTAATGTTTAAGTCTTGGTTGCGAGATTTGATCGAACATAATGATAAACCTCATGAAATTGGAACAGATGAATATAGAAAGTATGTTCAGGGATTAACTCCTGGTCAAAAAATTGCAAGATATAACAAAACTAAAGTTCTTCCCACTATGTCTGAAGAACCCGTAAACCTTAGGGGTAGACGTTTTTTCGGTTTAGGTAGAAAGTCCAAGGTGTCAGATTTCAATCATTTGAGATATGGTGGAGACGGATCAGAGGGCAATGCCGCAAGGAACACCAATAAAAGAGCTCCAGCATACAATTCTCAACAGATGCAGTACCCTACGAGGGGACCAAGAAATATTCGTCTAAGAGATCCTAAAGCTCCCATAGATATCTGAGTAACAAATCCTATAAATAAAACATAGGCAGTCTCAGATTCGGATACATGAAAAGTTGGAATAGTTTTTCTAAAGAGCTTACCGAGAAAAAAGCTAAGAGAGATTACGACGGTGACGGCACCATCGAAACTGGTTCTAAAGAACATGCGGGGGTAGTTCACAACGCTATTCAACGCGCTAAGGGTAAGAAGGCCGACGGTCAAGATACTCGTAAAGAAGAAGTAGAAGGACTAGAAGAAACCAAACTGGCAGATAAAGCATACTCTAAAGCAAGAGATGAAGGTGCTCAAAGACGCCGCACCAAAGAATATAAGGATGGTGGTAATAGAAGCACTACTCGTAAAGAGAAGGGACTGTATAGACTTGCCACTGCACAACGCAGACAAGATGCTGACCTAGGAAGACAGAAAGAAGTTGATAGGTCTTCTGGAATGGAAGGTCACATGAAGAAATCAGTTGCTAAGAAGGGTAAGTATGATTATGGTGCAGTCTTAGATAAGAAAGATCCTAAGAAAAATCCTAAGCACACTGCTAATAAAAGTACTAAAAAGGAAGAAGTAGAACAGTATGTTGACTTCCTTATCAACGAAGGATATGATTGTTCTCAACTTACATGGGAAGATGTAACTGCAGAGTATGAGTGTTTAGATGAAGGTTTACGTGATGCAGTAAAGAACCTTTTGGGTAGAGGGAAGAAAAAAGAAGAGAAAAAACCTGAAAGCAGAGGTGAACAACTTCGCAAGAAATATAATATTGGACCAGAGAAGTCTGATACTTCTGCTAAGATGCAGATTCTTAAGAAGACTCGTGCTAAGAAAGAAAGAGACCAAAAAGAGTTTGGTGGTTCAAGATACTCCAAGTCTGTTGCTAAGAAGTCTGCTGATGCACATGACCGTTATCTGAAAGGTGGTTATAGTAAGTATGGTGCAGATGATAAAAGAGGTAAAGGTAACAAAGCAGCAAAACGTGCTGCTGCAATGAAAAAAGAAGAAACAGAACTTCAGGAACTCGATATCAAAGGTGCAGTGACTGGTGCTCTCGATAGAGGTTCCAAGTTCATGAAGAAAAATCCAGTTGGTAGAGCAATAGGCAATGTACTGAAACCAGTCGGATCTGGTCGTGGAACAGCGCGTCCCGCTCCTAGTGCAAGACCAGGAACTCCAGGCGGTGGTGCAACAACTCGTCCAATGATGAATTCTCATGAACCAGAAGGTGAGATGGTAGAACAGAATATCAGATCAATGGGTGCTAATGTGACGGATGCGCTTCCTTGGAACCGTAACACTAAGTACACAACTCAAGGTAAACTCCGTAAACCTGGTGAGAATGTTCATGGTGTTCAGACTGGTAGAGGTTTAAACACATCTACTAGTAAAATGGTAGCAAATTCTTACGAACCAGAAGGTGATAATATTCAGGAAAAACCAGGTGATGGATATCTTGGTCCAACACCAATTCCAAATCCTATTAGGATGGCAAAAGATGCGGTTGATGCAACTAATCGCAACAGCCAGAAAAAGGTTGATATGGTAAACAAAACCTTGGGACGTGGTTCTGCTTCAATGCCAAAAGTTAATTACTTCAACAAAGGTCCTAGTGCTGCGTCAAAACGGTATCTTGGTTTATCTTATGAACCAGAAGGTGGATTGGTAGAAGGTATTCGTGATAAAGATCCTGAAAAGGGAACTAAAGAACGTAAGGAAAGACTTGAGAAAAAGCGTGGACACAAAGTGGATGATCATCCCGAGTACTCAAAAGAGTCCGTGACTCCTGGTCAACCTGCAGAGAAATTGAAGACTGGACGTAAGATGTTCACCATCCCTGATGAGGAAAGATCTGCAGCTGCTGCACGTCTTAAAGAGAAGGCTAGAAAGAAGCGTGAAGAAAAAATGAAGGAAGAAGTGAAAGTTGAAACTCCAGTAGTTGAAGAAGCCGAATCTAAGGCACAACAAAGATTGATGGGTCTTGCACTCTCCGTCAAGAGAGGTGACACTCCAATGTCTTCTGTAACTCCACAAGTTGCGAAGATGGCTAGAGAGATGAAGGAAAAAGATCTCAAGGATTTTGCAGGAACCAAACATGATGGTCTTCCTGAGAAAGTCAAGAAGGAAGAACCAGAAGTTTCTTCACCTCTGGTTGAGTCTCTAGTTGAAAGTGCTGCACAAAGGATGGCGGCAAAGGCAAGAAGAGAAGCAGCTGCAGATAAAAGAATTAATCGTCAGGCTGCATCTGCACAAAAGAGAGCGGAGTTAAACGCAAAAAAGTAAAACCCTCTGAGAAACCTACTGCAGGTTCTCAGAGGAAATCTAGAGTTACGGCTCTTTCTGATGATGAAATAAAACAGAAGAAAAAACAATCCACTGTCTATCAAGCGACTAAGTATCGTTCTGATGCTCTGGTGAAGAAGGAAAAAATTAGAGCAAAGGGTGGTCTTGCTAAGGAAAAAGAAAAGTCTGCAAGACAACAAGCTAGATTCGATAACGCTGCGGCTAACAGACAACGCAAAAAGGAGGAATCACAAGAAAGAGAGAAAAAAGCTAGAGAACAGTTTAGAGATCAGAAAAAAGTAAAGAAGGCTCAAACCAAAGCAAAAATTGCTCAAGGTGAAGCAGACGCTAGAAAGCAAAAAACTGCAGACTACGCTAAGACGGCAACATCTTACCAATCTAAAGTTGCCTCTTCTACTGGTAGCGGAACTGGTGCTAGTGATGCTGCTGGTGCGATGATTTCTAATCTGGGTAGTGCTGCTAAAGCTGGATTCGGTGCCGTTGGTGCTGTTCAGTCCAAGGTCAGAGAAGTTCAGAAACAGAAAAAGGCGGATAAACTTGCTAAGAAGGCTAAGAAACAGGAGAAGAAGTTTGACAAGAAATATAATGAAGAAGTCTTCTATGATTGGAGAGAAGAATTTCTACATGAAGTAGAAAAAAGAGGTGACAAAAAAGAAAAAAAGATCATTGATGTAATGAAGGGAAAGAACCAACTTGAGTTCAATCCTGTATCAGAGGGGAAGAAAGATTACTGTGATTGTGGCCACGGTTGTGGTAAAAAAATCTGTGAAGCATGTGGTAAACCCAATAGACCCGAAAACATCAAAGAAGACATGAGTGGTATGTCCCAAAAGTCTGGTGACAAACGCCCCACAGATAAAGGTGCAGGCATGACTGCAAAGGGAGTCGCTAAATATAATCGCCGCACTGGTGGTAACTTAAAGACTGCTGTTACTACTCCACCTTCTAAGTTGGATCCAGACTCAAAGGCTGCAAAACGTAGAAAGAGTTTCTGTGCTCGTTCTAAAGGTTGGACTGGTGAAAGAGGAAAGGCTGCACGTCGTCGTTGGAATTGCTGATCATTTATGAAACAACTGAATGAATACGATGAGGTTCTAAAAAAACCTCATCCTCTCTTTGTCTATAAAAATTATATTAACGATATAAAATTTCCAACCCGAGATCTCATCAAAGAGTCTTCTGAGCAAGATATTTTTGGGAGGCAAATAACTATGGATCTTCCTGAGGAGGATGAGTTATTTGTCTCTTTTTGCAATCAAGAATACTTTGAATCTGTAATTAAAGAATTTAAAGTTTTTTCAAAAATAAGACCTAAGTTATTTAAAAAAATTAGTGAAGGCGATTACAAGTTTGGTTCTGATGTAAAAGTTGAAGCAAAGTACAACATTAATAATGTGAGGATGCACTTTGATAGAGATCCTGTTGTACGTGAACCAAATGTTTTATTTGATTTAATTATCTTTTGCGATGATTATATTAATTTTGAAATTTGTGAATTTGATGTTGATGGAAACGATCAAAATTTAAAGGCAGTTGAGTGTGAAAAAAACACTGCGGTTATATTTCCTTTCGTTCCCTCTTCTTGGAGTAGAAAAAGAATAAAACAATTTGACGGAAAGAGTATTACTATATCTTTTACTGTTGATGATGACTTGCAAGAAATAGATCCGACATTTTGTAAGCAAAGAGTGAAAACTAAGGGTCAAGTTATTCTTACTAGAGAAGATCAAATATCGCAGAAAATATTAGTCAAAACATTTGACAATGAGAAAGAATGGTTTTACTATTACCAACCATGGAGAGCAGTTTCATTCTCTGCATATTTGGAATGGAAAAACTTTCTTGAGTTTGAAGATGAATTTCCCAAGTTTCATATTGTTCAATCTCTAGATGATAGATGGGATCCAGAAACTTCCACTACAGTATCTGTATCTGGGTTTGATAGTAACTTAAAACTAACTGATAGGTGGCAAAAATTTATTGAATATCATATCAGTAAATATTATTTCCAAAATATGTTCTTACTCTTTGATGATGAGTGGAAAATTTGGAGACCTAAACTCAGGGAGAAGATATTATCTAGAGATTACACGATGGGTTTTGCTAGAACAAAAGATTATACTAATGAGTTTGATATTTTATATGACTTCCAATTTATTCATGATACTGGAGTAATGAATAAACAGGGTCTGGAAGTTCATTTGGATAGAGATGACAAACTTTTTCAGTCTATGGTTTATTTTAGACATCCAGAGGATGAATGTGATGATGCAAATCTTTGGTTGCACAATTATGTAACCTTTAACCATAAGTTTTATCCTCAGTGCCCAGAGATGGAAGTTCCATATAAACCTAATACGAATATAACATTACCAAATCTCCCATATACTTTTCACTCAGTTACTCCTGGTATAAGAGTCCAAGACGGATATACTAGAAAAATGGTTAATGTTGTCTTTAGAGTTAAACCTGAATTGAATGAGTTTTCTGATAAATAGATCGCTAACTATGAGGCACTTAAGATGTTAGGATTTTTACTTCCTCTTGCAACAAAGATCATTAGTGATGCTGTATCAAAGATTCCTGAAAACGAGGAGTTGGGTGAAAAATTAATTGAAATTTGTCTGATGATTCTTGGTAAAGCAGTTAAACTGACTAAAACCGAAATGGATGATCAATTACTGGAAGCGGTTGCGAAGGCAATCGAAGCCCGTTGAGTTATAAATATTCTTATACATAACGAGAAACTAGAGGGAATCAACATGTCTCTATGGGGTAACAAAGATACTGTCTATTCGACAGGTCAGATCACTACAATCACATCTGGTGGTGTAATCACTGGTTCTGGTACAACCTTCTCCTCTTCTGGATTGGTTGAAGCTGGAATGATGATTACCCTAGGATCTAAGGGTGGTGGCGTCATCAAGTCAGTTGATTCCAATACTCAACTGACCCTTCACAGTGCTGCTGGTTTGACCGCAGGTTCTGGACTTACTCAGGCTTACAATATCAGTGAAGCTCCTAAGTCTAGCGCACTTGACAGTCACACTAACGTAAATGAGGTTTACGGTTCAAACGCCGCTGAGGTTGCTGCAGCTGCAGGTACAATTTACGAACACTCTCACGCGGGTTGGGTTGGTATTACCACCTACGTCGATACACACGGAAACACCAGAACTAAGACTGAAGTCCTAGTTGCAATGAGTTCTATCTCTGGTGATGCTGCAGACGATTCTATCCTAGCCGATAGCTGATAAACGACTTGATTTAATATGCGATTTGATGAGTTGAACGAAGACAATTATGTAATGTTTGCCATTAAACATTATGAAAACCCTCATGCGGTCACGCAAGATGACTTCTATGAGGATTTGAAAAGGTTTAAGTGGATAAAGAGACTACTCAAAAGGTATCAGACAACTGGTATCTTGAAGTCTCATCTTCTCATCAACCATTTTATTATTTTGTATAATGTATTTGGAGAGGCTGCAACTCCACTTTTGTTTTTTAAAATTGATAAGGAGTTGTGGCCGGTAGTCAAAACATTCGTTGTGTACCTTGGTAGACTACCAGAATACCCAAAATCTTCATTACATGATATTCCTCTAGATGATAACTGTTTACAAGACTTAGATCGGATATGAATGATCGAATATTAGATAAGTATATCGATATAGTCAGGAACCTCCAAGAGGATGCTCCTGTAAATAGTGTTGGTGGTGGAAATATTGCGGGAACTAGGGAAGCGGGAGACGATCCCCCAGTAAAAAGAAAGAAGAAGTATATCTATCAGAAAGGTTTGCGTAAATGGTGGACATCTCTAACTAAGTAAAAATGGCATTCGGTCTTGGTAAATTAGCAGTTTTAGAATCAAAACTTGATATTTATGAAGATCTCTCTAAAGAGATGCTTGACAAATTAGAACGTGCAGTAGGAACTATTTCTGAGAATAGCAATAAGATTGCTATCATCTTAGAGCGTCATGAAACACGTCTAGATGAGGGAGACAAATCTAATCAACTCATCATTAAAATGATTGAGGATATGAGAGATAAACAGAGTAAAGATAATGAAACCATACATGAAAGAATTTCTACAGTACAGAAGAAAGTAGATAATAACGCTAAATTTGTAGTGGGTGCTGGCGCTGTCCTTGCGACTGTTGTGACAGTCTTGCAAGTGGTTCCGCCCATGATTAAAGTATTGACACCGCAACTGTCCACCAGTATGATAGGAGGAACGCACGTAGAACGCCTCGGATGAGTTTCATCGACAGCCGATATATCGGTCTGATTTCTGTAAAACTTCAAAAGTTCAGTCGAAAGAAAGAAGGTCTCTATACCTTTCGATGTCCTTATTGTGGTGATTCCCAGAAACACAAGAACAAAACTCGCGGATATATTTACAAGTATAAGAACGATCATAACTTCAAGTGTCATAACTGCGGCGTCTCTAGATCCCTCACAAACTTCCTGAAGGACCACGATCCTGCTCTGCATGATCAGTACGTCTTTGAGAGGTATAAGGCGGGTGCCACGGGTAAAGGATCCAATACCAGCACCCCTAAAAAGTTTGAAATTCCAAAACCAGTTTTCAAGAAAAGAGACTTCAATCTTAAAAAAATCTCAGAACTAAATAAATCACATCCCGCAAGAGAGTTTCTAGAAAATCGGAAGATTCCTCAACAATTTTTCAGTGAACTTTACTTCACTGATAGGTTCAAAGAATGGACCAATACGCAGAAAAAAACCTTCGATTCTCTAGAAAAAGACGAACCTAGAATTATTATCCCATTAAAAAATAAGAGTGGTATCTTTGGATTCCAGGGGAGATCTATTAGTCCTAAATCGAAACTAAGATATATCACTGTAATGTTGGATGATGAACATCCAAAACTTTTTGGACTTGATAGGATTAATGAACAAAAAACAATCTACATCACAGAAGGACCATTTGACAGTTATTTCCTTACCAACGCTATTGCTATGTGTGGTAGCGATGTTGACGACCGCATTATATCTAATCGAGATCGGGTCTACGTCTTCGACAACGAACCGAGAAACCGAGAGATCGTTGCTAAGATTGCGTCAACAATTGAAAGAGGTCACAAAGTAGTCATTTGGCCAGATAAAGTTGATCAGAAGGACATCAACGACATGTTCCTGACTGGACTTAACGTTCAGGATGTGGTACAATCTAATGTCTATAGTGGTTTACACGCAAAAACAAAACTTATTAGTTGGAAGAAAACATGAGTAACGGAACGAAAGTTGTAAAGAGAAACGGTGTAACAGAAAGTCTGGATCTCGATAAAATTCATAAGATGGTAGAGAGCGCTTGTGAGAATCTCGCAGGTGTTTCTGCATCTCAGGTAGAGATTCAATCTGGTATTCAATTTTATGATGGAATCACCACGGGCGAAATTCAAGAAATCCTTGTACGTTCTGCCTCGGATTTGATTGATTTGGAATCCCCAAACTATCAGTTTGTTGCAGCACGTCTACTTTTGTTCGGTCTTTATAAACAAGTCTTTGGTCCTGAGTGGAACCAAGGATTCCCACACATCCTTGACCATGTGAAGGGTGGTATTAAGAAGAAAATTTATGATAAGACCTTAGCTAATGCATATACTGCGGAGGAGTGGGATAAAATTAATGGTTGGATCGATCATGGTCGTGACTTCCTATTCACTTATGCAGGTTTACGTCAAGTCTGTGACAAGTATCTTGTCCAAGATAGAAGTTGCGGCGAACTTTACGAAACGCCACAATATATGTACATGTTAATTTCTGCGACAATTTTCCAGAAATATCCTATAGATAGTAGGTTGGACTATGTACGTAGGTACTATAATGCGATCTCCAAACACAAAATCAACATCCCGACACCAATCATGGCAGGGGTCAGGACAACACTTAGACAATTTGCTAGCTGTGTGCTTGTTGATGTTGATGACTCCCTCGATAGCATCTTTAGTTCTGATATGGCTATCGGCAGGTATGTTGCACAAAGGGCGGGAATCGGTATCAACGCGGGTCGCATCCGTGGAATCAATGCTAAAATCCGAGACGGAGAAGTACAACACACTGGCGTTGTTCCTTTTCTTAAAAAATTTGAATCAACTGTACGATGTTGCACGCAAAATGGGATTCGAGGTGGATCAGCAACCGTCCACTTCCCAATCTGGCACCAAGAAATCGAAGACATCATTGTCCTAAAGAACAATAAAGGTACGGAGGATAATCGTGTTAGAAAACTTGATTATAGCATCCAAATTAGTAAAATCTTCTACGAAAGATTCATCCAAAATGGAGACATCACACTATTCTCACCTCACGATGTCCCAGGTCTTTACGATGCTTTTGGCACTGACGAGTTTGATGATCTCTATACACGTTATGAATCTAACGGAAACATTCCAAGAAAAACTGTTGGTGCTCAAAAACTCATTCTGGACATTCTGAAGGAAAGAGCGGAGACTGGTCGTCTCTATATTATGAACATCGACCACTGCAATAGTCACAGTTCATTTATTGATAAAGTGAATATGTCCAATCTGTGTCAGGAAATTACTCTTCCCACAGATCCGATCGGGCATATCGATGATGCGTCTGGAGAGATTGCTCTTTGTGTTCTGTCCGCAGTGAATGTAGGTAAACTGAAGAACCTAGATGAACTAGAAGAACTCTGTGATCTTTCTGTTCGTGGATTGGAAGAACTAATTGATTATCAAGACTATCCCGTAGTCGCTGCAGAACTTGCAACCAAGGCACGTAGATCACTGGGTATCGGATTCATTGGTCTTGCACATTACCTTGCGAAGAATGGTCTTAAGTATGATTCGCAGGAAGCCTGGGACGAGGTGCATAAATTATCAGAATCATTCCAATACTATCTTCTCAAGTCTTCTTGTAAGATTTCAGAACAGAAAGGACCATGTACTGATTTTAATCGAACGAAGTATTTTGATGGAAAGCTTCCGATTGATACATATAAACATGACGTGGATGAAATAACTTCTGAGGAGCTTGTACATGATTGGGATAGTCTTAGAGTATCTATCCAACAACACGGTCTCAGGCACTCAACATTGTCCGCACAAATGCCATCGGAAAGTAGTTCCGTTGTGTCAAACGCAACAAATGGAATTGAACCTCCTCGCGGATACTTGTCCATTAAGAAGAGTAAGAAGGGACCTCTTAAACAGATTGTCCCACAATACAACACTCACAAGAGTAATTATACTCTCCTCTGGGACATGCCTGACAATACTGGTTATATCAATGTTGTTGCTGTCATGCAAAAGTTCTTCGACCAGGCGATCAGTGGAAACTGGAGTTACAATCCAGAAAACTATCCCGACAATGAAGTACCCGTCTCCGTAATGGCACAGGACTTCCTAAAAACATATAAGTATGGGTGGAAGACTTCTTATTATCAGAACACTTACGATAACAAAACAGATGAGATAAAAGAGGATACAAAAGAAGATCAACTTCAGGCTTTGGAACAGTTGATCATGGAAACTAGTGATGACGACTGCGAATCTTGCAAGATCTAAACACAACCACCGAGGAATTAAATGTCAGTTGAAGGTATGACCGTATTAAACACATCTACAGACGTAAACGCTAGAAAACAACCTATGTTTTTTGGAGCTCCTTTGGGGATCCAAAGATATGACCAATTCAAG